GATGGTGACGTGATCCCGTACGCTACGCTCACCCCAGAGATCGTCATCGGCTGGGTGCAAGCCAAGCTGGACGTGCCCGCCATCGAGGCCGCACTCCAGGCGCAACTGGATGAGCAGGCTGCTCCTACCAAGGCGGCTGGCCTTCCCTGGACTAACGTCTGATGGCTGTTAAGAGCAAAATCGGAACCGGTGCCCTTACCCATAGGCCCGGTTCTCCCAAACGCACCAAACAAGGCCAAGGCAAGCGCAGTCTTGCCAACCATGGTCGCAAACAACTACGAGGTCAAGGCAAATGATTACTATCTTCGGCTTGAAAGTCACGTATGAGGTGGCTTTCTTTTTTGTTCTCTTCTTTGCATCTGAGATCATTGGGATGAACCCCAAGCTCAAAGACAATTCCGTCCTTGGTGTGGTCTTTCGGGTATCCAACTACCTGAAGCCATTCCGTAAGGAGGACGACACCATCCAAAAAGCAAAGAACTCTTTCAAGTGACCATCCTTTTTGCTGATGCCTCCAAGTATGACAAGGGTGAACCCCAACAACTAGCGGCATGGGCCTACTTGCAGAAGGCAGTAAGCCCTGAGATCATTGAAACCTTTGGAGAACTCTTCCGTAAGGTGCCTCCTGGTCTTCCAAAACTACGACCCAACTCACCATTAGGTCAAATTATCACCAAAAACTTTACCTATGGTGAACTAACTGTTAACGAGGAGGCCCGTAGGTTCACCAATCAGGGCCAATGTGACATTGCAACGGAACTCTGTGAGTTTCTGGAGCGAGCACGGAACAAGTTTGGCCCTTTGAAGATCACATCCGGTCATCGTCCTGCTGCTATTAACGCTGCGGTAGGCGGTGCATCCAACAGTGAACACCTTTTTGCTCCTGGTTGTGGTGCGGTGGATGCCTACCCCATCAATACCAGCTGTGTGGAGTTCGAGAAGTGGTGTGACAAGGAATGGCCCTTCAGCGTAGGCTACGGGGCTAATTATCGTGGCTTTGTTCACATCGGTATCCGTGCCGGACGCGCCAAGATTCGTTGGGACTACTAACAAAACAAAGGATTACTACTCATGGCAAGCATTACTACCGGAGGCAGCACGGCTGCCGGAGCTTCCGTAGCTCAAAGCCTCACCAACGTGTTTGAGGTTGGCACTGCCCGTCTGATTGCATATGGGGCAAGCAGTGTGAACCTTGCACTGACTACTACCTGCCGGTTCATCAGCATTATTGCCGCAGGTGGCAGCCATGTTCATTATCAGATTGGTGTTGGCAGCCAAACGGCAACAAGCACCAGTCATTACCTACCTACTGGACAGCGTCTTACGCTTGCAGTTCCTCCTGATGCTAACATTGCAGTCATTCAAGGGTCTGCTGCTGGAACCTTGTACATTTCGGAGCTTACTCAATAATGGCACGAGCAAGTGAGGAGGATTTCTCTGAACTCCACGGTCTTGTCACCAACGAACTGATTGCCCGTATCAAAAATGGTGACGCAACAACCCAAGACCTTAAGGCAGCAGCAGATTGGCTTGCCAAGAACAACATCACAGGAGTCCCTGTCCTCGGATCTCCTTTGGCAGCGTTGTTTGCAAGTATGCCAGAATTGGAAATCGAAGACGTTCAATCCGCAATCAGGTAATATGGATAGCACAGTACGCAACGCCATTGCTTCTGCTGCTCTTGGTTTGTTTGGGTGGCATTTGGTTACCCTTCATAACATTTCAAAGTCTGTGGATGTTCTGGTGGAACAGATGACGGTTAGCAATAGCCGTATTGAACGTCTTGAGAACTTTGTGTATTTCAAGGAGCCACCTAATGCCAAACCCTAAGCCAGGTGCTTCTGCTGCTTATTATGCCAAGAATCCTAAGGCAGCAGCAAAGAAAGCAGCCTACCAACGAAAACTGAATAAGGATCCTGCGGTGAAGAATGCCTCGGAAGAGCGATGGACGGAACGTCGCCGCCGGGGCATTGCTAGCAAAGGTGGTTCTGACCTTAGCCACACAAAGAAGGGAACGATGGTCTTGGAATCACCTAAGGCTAATCGTGCTAGGAACGGCAGTAACAACAAGAGCACAAAAAAATGAACAAAGGAAACGCCAAGCCACCGGGACTGTACGCCAACATGAATGCCCGCAAGGCAGCAGGCACCAGTCGTCCAAAGAGTAAGAGCACCGTCTCTCCAAAGGCGTATGCTAATATGAAAGCAGGATTCCCCAAGAAGAAAAAGTAAGAGACCCACTGAGCACCTAGTTTCATGCTCGAAGCGCCTGCAGATTACTTATTCAATTTGCTTGCCATGAACTCCTCTGATGCCAAAAGAATGTGGAGGTCCGCAATCAAAGAACAATGGAATAACCGTTGTGCCTATTGCGGTTCTGATCATAATCTGACTCTGGACCACATCCATCCGAAAACCAAAGGAGGCAAGGATCGTACGTCAAATGTTGTTCCGGCTTGCCGTAATTGCAACCAGTCCAAGGGTAGTAGCCCTTGGTTATCTTGGTTTCGCACAACCGACAACTTTGACATCGTTCGTTGCAACAAGATTCTTTCCTGGACTAGCCCCTAACAAACAACTCTTAAGTTATCATCATGACTACCACCGCTGACAGCACCACCTACGGCTCCATCAGTAACGCCCCTGGTAAGCGTACTGAAAACCAACAGACCAACAAGAACCACACCACGGCCAACGTCTCTGGTGGCGTAACAGCAACCACCACCGTCACTGCTTCCTATGGCACCACGGCTACGGCTGTGGCGGCTACTGCTACCGTGGATGCTGCTGAGACTGCTATTCGTACTGTGCGTCGTACCCGCACCAACCCTACGACCCTGCCTACTGCCAAGGTTACTGGCACCGTTACCCGCGCTGAGACTGGCGCTATCGCCACCTTCGGCACCCGTGTCAACGGATCTGGTTACACCAGTGCTACCTACACCAACGTTGCCCTGAGTGGTGGTTCTGGTTATGGCGCTACTGCCAACATCACCGTGACCTCCGGTGCTGTTACTGCTGCCACCCTGGTGCGTCCTGGCCAATGGTATGTGGTGGGTGACACGCTGTCGTCCAAACTGATTGGTCCTGGCACCCTGTTTGCTCTTCCTGTTGATACCCTTACCCAAGGTTGATTATTATGGCTCCTAAGAAACCAGGCGTTAAGGTTCCTAAGGAATTTAACGCTAAGATGATGACCTCCGCCAAAGGGAAACCTAAGGCAGGAACCATTTCGGCAACCCGTAAGCCTGCTGCTAAGCCTGCTGCTAAGCCTGCTGCGTCGCGTGGCATCACCATGTCGGGCGATCGGGCTGCTCTTATCAAAGGCGCTGGCAATCCTGCTGGTCCTCGCGCACCTAAGCCTTCATGGGACCAAAAAGGTAACCTCAAGCGTCCCGCCCTGCCTGCTGCTGGTCAAACTAGCGGTAATAGGACTGCTACACGAATTGAGGGTATGCGGAATCGCATTATTGCCAATACCGCTGCTGGTAAACCTTCTGGTGTAAAAACAGGACAACCTGCTAATATCAAAGGCGCCCTACCTGCTGCTGGCAAAACCGGCGGTAATCAAGCTAACGCTGCCAAATCAACTCGTGTTGCTGGTATGCAAGCACGACGCGCTGCTGAAACAGTTGCTGGCAAACCAAGTGGTGTTCGGACTGGTCAACCTGCTGGTGCTGCTAATCGTTACTATGGCGTTAATGCAGTTAATGCTGCTGTCAAACGCGCCCAAGGTGGTCCTATTGGCAAAGCCTTGAAAGTTGGAAAAGGGAATGCTGCTATTATTGGCCTTAGTGCAATTAGTCAGATTCAAGACCAATTTCTTTCACCTAAGCAATTAGCTAACAAACAACAAGCTGAACAAGAAAAAGAAAATTTTAGGGATCGTCTTGTTTTTAATGCCCTAGGTCGGAATAAAAAACCTTTCGTCTCAAACGCTCCTTACAAATCCAGGTTTGCCGGTGCTCGTGACAAGGCTATGGCCAAAGCCAAAGCTATCAAAGGCAGTCCTGTTGTTGGCCCTAAGGCTGCCTCGGCTCCTGCCCGCATGAGTGCCCCTGCTGCTCGTTCTTCGGCACTATCGGGCCCCAAGGCATCTGCGCCTAAGGCTTCTGCACCTAAGGCAACTGCTCCGTCCGGGCCTGCTCGGATGTCTGCCAGCACCTACAACCGTATGTCTGGCAACTATGGCACCAGCCGTAGCAACAACCCGCTCATGGCGGATTTCAAGGACAGCCTTCCCAGCAAAGCAGCCGATCCTGATGCTGGTTACTCGCCCAAGACCAAGGTCAGCAGTGAGGGCATCAAGGGTGCCCCTACTGATGTGACCAAGCTTGCATTCAGCAATCCTAAGCTGAGTGCCGAGCGCACACGCAAGATTAAGCGAGGCTAAGATGGCACCCGCAAAGAAGAAGGGGGTATCCCTTTCTTTGGGTCGTGGTGAAAAGAGCCCTAAGGGTGGCCTTACCGCAAAGGGTAGGGCCAAATACAATGCTGCCACTGGTAGCAACCTCAGGGCCCCTCAGCCGGAAGGAGGACCTCGCAAGAAGTCCTTCTGCGCAAGGATGGGTGGTAACCCAGGCCCAATGAAAGACAAGAACGGCAAACCAACCCGCAAGGCCCTTGCCTTACGTCGTTGGAAGTGCGGTTAACATCGGAAACGTCCAAAAAAAGAGATAGCCATGCCAAAGAAGACAAGGGGTGGTTGTCTTGACAAATCAGCGCAACTAGACTACTGTAGGAAAAAGGAGATTAACATGAAGTTTTTCAGATTCCTCAACAATGAAAAAGCGGACGTCATTATCGACTCTTCAGGGGCGTCCACGGTCAGCATTCTTGAAACCATCCTTAGCCCACAAGGAAAGAAAGAATTAAGAGATATGGCCGAATTTGCGGAACAGCATAACTTACGTCAACCACAGTCGTAACGTAGCGTTACGCCTAAGACATCCAGGGGCCTCTCAGAGGGGCCTCTCTTCCTTTTCTGGTATCTTCCCCCCAATCATGCCCAAAACGCCCCACAGCCCATCCTCGTTGGAATCAAAACAATGTCCAACATGTCAACAAACATTACCGTTTGCTGAGTTTTGCTCAAATAAACAACGTTGGGACAATTTGAGTTATGATTGTCGCACATGTACGTCTATCAGAAGCAAAGAAAACCATCAACGTCTTAAGCAGGATCCACTGAAGTACAACGAGTATCTTGAAAAAGAAAGAGATCGTCACCTGAAACGCAATTTTGGTATTACGTCCAAAGACTACGACCAGATGCTAACTTCTCAAGGTGGAGGTTGTGCCATTTGCAAAACTACAGTATGTACATCCGGGAAGGCCCTAGCCGTTGACCACTGCCACAGAACTGGCAAGGTGCGTGGACTTCTCTGTCGCGACTGCAATCAAACTCTTGGAAAATTTAACGATGACTGCAACCGCTTCCTCAGAGCAATCGAGTATCTCGATCGAACAAAAACTTAAAAACGACTTTAGTTTATTTCTTAGATTATTGTGGAGGTCACTTCAGTTACCAGAACCCACCCGTGCTCAACTAGCAATGGCTCGCTATTTGCAGCATGGTGGTACTCGAATCCAGCTTCAGTGTTTTCGTGGATTAGGAAAAAGCTGGGTAACTGCTGGTTTTGTTTTGTGGACACTTTTTGCTGACAAAGACAAGAAGATTATGGTTGTATCAGCCAGTAAGCAACGAGCTGATGATTTTTCTATATTTTGTCAACGGTGTATTCTTGAAATTGACTGGCTTACCCACATGAGGCCGGTTGATGATGACCTACGGTGGTCTCGTATTTCTTTTGATATTACGGGGTGTAAACCTTCTCAATCTCCATCCGTAAAAAGTGTTGGCATCACGGGTATGCTTACTGGTTCTCGTGCTGATTTAATAGTAGCCGACGATATTGAGACGCCTACAAATTCATCGACAGATATGATGCGTGAAAAACTGCTTCAACTTATTACCGAGTTTGAATCAGTATTAACCCCTAAAAAAGATAGCCGTATTTTATTTCTTGGAACACCTCAATCAACCTTCACGGTGTACAAAACGCTTCACGAGCGTAAGTACAAACCAATGGTGTGGCCTGCTCGTTACCCACGCAGCATGGTGGGTTATGAGGATGTTCTTGCCAAAGAGTTGCTTGCCGACATCAAACGTGAGGGCCTTGCAAACCTAGCCTGGAGACCTACGGACAGTCGCTTCTCAGAGATCACCCTTCTTGAAAGAGAAGGCAGCATGTCTCGCAGCAACTTCGCCCTTCAGTTCCAACTTGACACCACCCTCTCTGATGCCCTGAAGTTTCCGTTGAAGCTGAGTGACTTCTCCGTCCTTCCTTTGGATATGGCAAAGGGTCCTAGCGACATCGTATGGGGTGCTGACAAGGAGACCGTGTTGGACCTGCCTGCTGTTGCCCTGCCTGGTGACAAGTGGCACAGACCCAAGAGCGTCTCCGAGTTTGTCCCTTATGGGGAAACTATCGTGGCCTTGGACCCATCAGGCCGAGGAAAGGACGAGACCGTGGCAGTCATCCTCAGCCAGATCAATGGCTTCATCTTTCTTCGTGACATCTTCGCCTCACAGGAAGGCTACTCAGACACCACCCTCAGGGAAGTGCTCAGACGTGCCAGACACTACGGTGCCACCATGTGTCTCGTGGAAAGCAACTTCGGTGATGGTATGGTGGTGGAGCTACTGAAGAGACACGCACAAGAGATGAAGGTTGGTATCTCCTTTGAGGAGGTACGCAGCAATACCATGAAGGAAGCTCGGATCATTGATACCTTGGAGCCTGTCTTGAACCAACACAAACTTATCATTGACCAGCGACTCATCAGCTGGGATTATGAAAGCAACCAAGACATGGCACCAGAGGATCGCCTACCACGGATGCTGGCCTACCAGCTCACCCGTATGTGCCGTGAGAAAGGAGCCGTACGCCATGACGACCGTGTGGATGCCCTGGCCCTTGGTGTGAAATACTTCCAAGACATCCTTGCAATCTCGGCAAAGGAGGCCATCATTGCTAGGAAACGGGACGACTGGAACGTCATGCTCACTGCCTTTCTGGACAGCCCACAGGAGGCCACAGATGCCCTTGTCCTAGGCACATCCTTCCGGGACATCAGACAAAACCAAAACTCAGTCCCCACCTGGGTCTGATGGGGGGTCTACCGTCTTACGGGAAGGGGGAACCTACGGAGGGGGATGGGAAAACACAACAAAAGGAAGAAACACCACCAATAGTAATATGGTTAGCTAGGAGCGAAGCGACGACGCGGTAGCATCGCAGAGGTAACACGAGTGGGAACCACTTCGTCATCCTTCGTCGATGCAGACCATAGCTAACCATAAGGGTGTGATTACCACTAGTAATAAAAAGAAATAAGACGCAGTAATAACAGTACTTAAACGTACCTAAGACGTAGCATAACACGCTATGGCAGTAGGAGAAGGCCTTGGTGGATAACTACTACCCAGCCTTCTCATTCGCTATTAGCAGCGGAGCTGCGCTCCTATTCGCAAACACCAAACACTCCTGATGACCCAAACACACACAGCATCACTGATCAGCATCACACCAAAAGCAGAAGACCAGATTGCCTACTGTGCTCGTGTTAGTAATCCTAAGAACCAGGATAACCACGACACAGCACCTAGGCTACTGCGGTATTGCATTGCTAACAACCATTGGTCTCCGTTTGAGATGGCTAACATGGTGGTGGTGATTACTACCACCCGAAGCATCGCAGCACAGATCCTCAGGCATCGGTCCTTCTCCTTCCAAGAGTTCTCCCAGCGGTATGCCGAAGTCACCCTAAGACCAGAACTGCCAGAGATGAGACGACAAGATACCAAGAACCGTCAGAACAGTACCGATGATCTTAGTGCTGAGACGGTGGGTCGCTGTGATGCTCTTACTGCCAGCAGTATTGCTGTTGCCATGAAGACCTACCAAGACCTGATTAGTATGGGTGTTGCTAAGGAGTGTGCCAGAGAGGTCCTGCCTCTTGCTACGCCTACCAGGCTGTTCATGAATGGTACCATCCGTAGCTGGCTTCATTACGTTAGCCTGCGGTCCGGTAATGGTACGCAGAAGGAACATCGGATTATTGC